CAACCCGCAGAACATCCGTATCGAACCGGGTGCGATTGTGCCTGTGGCTCGTAACGGTGGTCCGCAAGGCCCAAGCCTACAACCATTGGCGAAGGCATCTGACTTCAACGTAGCGCAGATCGTTATCAATGATGTCCGCATGAACATCAAGAAGATGCTTCTGGATGACACGCTTCCACCTGACAATATGTCGGCGCGGTCGGCTACCGAAGTTGTGCAACGCAGAAACGAACTGGCTCAGAATCTTGGTGCTGCCTTTGGTCGGTTGATTACCGAGGCTATGATCCCGATTGTGAAGCGCGTTCTCTTTATCATGGACCAGACTGGCCTGATTGATATGCCGCTTAAGGTTAACGGTGGAGAGGTCAAGATAGTTCCAATCTCCCCGCTTGCCCAAGCGCAGAATATGGATGAACTAAACGATGTCATGCAATTTGCTCAAATTGTGGCTGGAATGGGACCAGAAGCCATGATTACGATCAAGCGTGACGAGATCATTGACTATGTAGCAGAACGTCTAGGCATCCCTGCAAGATTGCTTACGACCCAAGACGAGCGTGAGCAGATCGCACAACAGGCCGCACAGGTTCAAATGGCTGCACAGCAACAACCAATGCAGCCGCAACAAGCCGGTAATCAAGAACAACTTATGAGAGCAATGCAATGACAGATTATGGTAAAAGAGCAGATAACACAGAAAAAGGAAGTGGTTATTTCGGAGAATTAAAAAGACCGGATGGCAACGTTTCTACTGAAATATCTGTAGGTGTTAATTTAAATAATAAAGAAACTCAAATACCTCTATTAGTTCCAACTCTTAATAAGGTAGAGGTAAACTGGTTGCTTGAAAATGATCCAAAATCAAATTCGTTTTTCCAAGATATGCCTAAAACAATTTTGAGAAAAGCAATAGATTTTGCTAATTCAAGAATTAAAGAAAATAAATCTCCATTTGCAGATGCTGGTGAGCAATATGATTTACCATCTAATTGATATAGGAAAACAATGGCTGACGAAAATAATGGACCGAATAAACAAAGAGATTTGGACACCCTTTACGCTCTGGTGTTCCAAAGCGAAGCTGGCGCTAAAGTTCTGGCTGACCTACGACAATCGTATCTAGAACAACCGACTTGGTTTCCGGGCGATGATGCGTCTCATGGTTTCCACCGTGAGGGTCAGAACAGCGTTATTCGTCAAATTGAAGGGCGTATCAAACGAGCGAGGACTTAATGACGGAAGATCAGACAACTCAGGCCGGTGAAGCCGATGGCCAAACCGACAACCAGAGCCTGTTAACTCCTGAAACTGATAAGGTTGAGACGAAAACTGAGGTAGAAATCCCACATCGGGAACTTACCGACGAGGAAAAAGCGGCTCAACAACCAGAAGAAGACGAGAAACTGGAGCGTCCAGAGTATTGGCCAGAGAATTTCTGGTCGGAAGCAGATGGTCCAGATGTCGAAGCCCTAGCAAAGTCCTACACTGAACTCAGGGCGAAGTTCTCTCAGGGCCAACATAAGGCTCCAAAGGACGGCAAATACAATACAGAGACATTTAAGGCTGCTAATGTGCCTGATGATGACCCTGTTTTGCAAAGCTATGTCGCAACTGCGAAAGAACTTGGGTTATCTCAGGATGCGTTCGAGAAGATTGCCAAGTCGTATCTTGATAACGTGACCGGTGCGCTGGAGAAAATCCAAGTAGATCGGGAAGCGGAACTCAAGAAACTCGGCAATCGCGCTGATGACATTATTAAGGCAAACAACCAATGGCTCGGCAAACTCGGTCGCTCCATCTTGAACGAAGCAGAGTTGAACGCTGTCGCTCAAGCATCCACCTCGGCGGCTTTTGTGTCTGCTCTCAATAAAATTCGTCAGGCGTCTGGCGAAATGGCCATACCGACTGCCGGTGTTGCAACCGACCAGTCTGTATCACGGGATGATCTCTATGCCATGGTTGGAGACCCTAGATATGGTAAGGATATGGCGTTCACACGCAAGGTAGAGCGTATGTTTGCCGAAGCCATCCCGGGTTAATTTGACACTTTTGGGCGGGTGGATTAAATGTTCACCCGTCCGATAACCGAAAGGCCGGACATTTAAGGGTGGAGATACCTTAAATCTCAAGTGATCGGCCCGAAAGGACAACCGTAGCGCAAATCCTAGTTTAACTCGAACGGAGCAACGCAAATGGCTATTCAAGTTTCCAATGCCTTTGTTACGCTGTTCGACGCGGAAGTGAAACAGGCTTATCAAGCCACCCGGTCTTTGACTGGTCTCGTCCGTGAGCGCAACGGTGTCGAAGGTTCTACAGTAAAGTTTCCTAAAATCGGTCGTGGCTCGGCTACAATCCGCGTCCCTCAGACCGATGTAACGCCGCTTAACGTCAGCTATTCCCAGATCACTGCAACGATGCAGGACTGGAACGCTGCCGAATACAGCGACATCTTCAATCAGGCAAAGATCAACTTTGACGAGCGCCGTGAACTTGTTTCGGTCGTGTCGAACGCGATTGGCCGCCGTATGGATCAGTTGATCCTCGACGCACTTGCAGCTTCGAGCACATCGCTCACGGTTGCGAACAGCGTTGGTGGCTCGACGACCAACCTCAACGTAGCAAAACTCCGCCGCGCTAAGAAGCTGATGGATGCTGCTAACGTCCCGATGGAAGGTCGTGCAATGATCATCTCGGCTTCTGGCCTTGAAGGTCTCCTCGGTGAAACCCAGACGACATCGACCGACTACAACTCGGTTCGTGCGCTTGTTTCGGGTGAAATCGACACCTTCCTCGGCTTCAAGTTCGTGACGATTGGCGACCGCACAGAAGGCGGATTGCCGATTGACGGTTCACTCGACCGCACTTGCTATGCGTTCCATCGTGATGCAGTTGGTATGGGCATTGGTATTAACCAACGCACCGAGATCAACTATGTTCCGGAAAAGACATCGTATCTTGTTAACTCGATGTTCTCTGCCGGTGCAGTCGCTATCGACGACGAAGGCATCGTCAAGATCACCTGCCGCGAATCGTGAGGAGATTAGACTATGGCTTATTCGTCAACAGCACTTCAACCTATCGGTGGTCAATCTAAGGCTGGTAACTCGCCTCAGATTTGGGCATACACGACAACTGACGCTCACGGCACAGTTGATACTTCTGGCTACTTCAACTCAGCAGCCAGCTTGCTCAAAGTGGGCGATGTGATCCTTGTGGTCGTTACTTCTTCTGGCGCAGTCTCAACGGCTGGCTGGCACGTTGTGATGACTAACACGGGTTCTGTCGTCAACGTATCGGATGTGACAGCATTGACAGTCACGAACACTGACTAATCTATAGGTCAGTCTGATATTGAGAGCCTCGATTTGGTCACCCGAGTCGGGGCTTTCTTCTTTGAGCAACTCATAATATAAATATCGCAGCTTCGGAGTTCTCGAATGGCAACCGGCGATACCAAACTTAAAATCTGTAATGATGCCCTTATCATGTTGGGCTCAAACATTATTACCAGTTTCAGTGACGGCTCATCGGCTGCCCAGATCACCGACCGTCTTTATGACGATATTAAGGTTATGCTCCTGTCGATGTATCCTTGGTCTTTCTCGATGAAGAAGGTTCAACTGGCTCTGCTGGAAACGACACCTGTTACCGAGTGGAAGTATGAATATGCTTTGCCGGGCGATCTGATTGCCGGGGCTCGTGCGCTGTTCATCACGACATCAGCCGGTGGTCGTCCGGTAACGGGATGGGAAAAGATCGGCAGCAAGATACAGACGAACTATCCATCAATCTGGATCGACTATCAGTATGATGTGTCGGAAGATGCGTTGCCTCAGTATTTCGTTCAACTGCTCAAGTATTTCCTGTGCTGGCACTTTGCGGAACCTGTGACTGACCAGATTGCCAAAAGCCAGTATTGGTCAAATATGGCTGTCGGCTCAGCGATTGATAATGGTCGTGGTGGTTACTTCCGTCAGGCAAGCATGATTGATTCGCAGAACCAGCCTAACCAAGTGATTGAGGACTATTCTCTCGTCGCCGTGAGGTATTGATGACTAGAATCCTCAACATCCAGACTAACTTTACAGTCGGAGAGGTCGATCCACTTCTGCGTGGCCGTATTGACCTTAACCAATATTACTCCGCTTTGAAGACGGCTGAGAATGTTGTTGTCATCCCGCAGGGTGGTGTTCGTCGTCGCCCGGGCCTAAAGTTTATCTACGAATTACCGTCTTCTGCTTCGAGCGGTGTGTCTTTAATTCCATTCGAGTTCTCAGTAGCCGACTCGTATATGTTCGCTGTCGTCAATCAGCGCATCTATATCTTTAAGAATGGTTCTCTAATCACAAATATCAACGGTTCTGGCAATTCTTATCTAGCTGCCTCGACGCTGACATCAGCTATTTTACCTAATCTGAAATATGCTCAGTCGGCTGATACGATGATCTTCGTGCATGAAGACCTTGCTCCATTGAAGTTAGTCCGTGGCGCAAGTGACTCGGCATGGACTCTCAGCACGATTTCATTTGATTATTATCCTCACTATGCGTTTTCTCCGACATATTCTAGCCCAACAACGACATTGACGGCTAGTGCATCGACTGGATTTATCGAACTAACCTGTGCTGGTGGAACGTTCGCATCGACAGATGTTGAGCAGTATATCAATGTCAAGGATGGTTACGGATATGGTCGCGCTCGTATTGTTACTTATGTCAGCACGACGAAGGTAAAGGCCGTAGTAGAAATTCCGTTCAGCCAAACATCAGCATACAATTCTGGTGAATGGGAAATCGAACGTGGATATGAACACGTTTGGTCTGCAACTCGTGGCTGGCCGCGTAGCGTTACATTCCACGAAGGCCGTCTATTCTTTGGTGGCTCTAAGTCAAGGCCATCGACGCTCTGGGGTAGCCGCGTAGGTGATGTCTATAATTTCGATAAGCAGCAAAGCAACGATGATGACGGGTTGGAAGCAACTCTTGATGTCGATCAGTTCAATGCTATCGTCGATATTTTCTCAGGCCGCGACTTGCAAATCTTTACGACTGGTGCTGAGTTCTACGTCCCGCAGGGTCTAGGTGATCCACTGACACCGACTGCCTTTGTGGTTCGTGTGGCTACCAGAAACGGTATGCTTGAAGGCGTATCACCCGTAGGTCTGGAGGCTGGGACGCTATATGTGCAGCGCGGTGGTAAGACAGTAAAAGAGTTCATCTACACGGATGCTCAGGCTACTTACATCTCAAATAACATTTCGGTTCTGTCTGGTCATCTGATTAACACACCGATTGATCTAGCTTTACGCCGTGCCACTGATACTGACGAAGCTGACTTGCTTATGTTGGTGAACACAGACGGTTCATTCACGGCATATTCAGTTCTTCGTTCTCAAGATATTATTGCTCCTTCTAGGTTTACGACAGATGGCTTATTCAAGGCAGTCGCAGTCGATGTCGATACTATCTATGTTGTCGTCCAGCGAACGATCAATGGCTCGACTAAATATCATGTCGAACAGTTTGATCGTAATATTACTCTCGATAATGCTGTCAGCGGCGGCGCTGCTGCATCTGTAACGGCAAGCAATCTAGCTGCTAAGACGGTCAAGGTCATTGCGGACGGTGTGCTTCTGTCTGATGAAGTAGCCTCGTCCGGTGGTCTGATTACATTTGATCGCTCATCTTCTACATCATTTACTGTCGGGACAGATTATACTATTACGGTTGCAACTATGCCTCTTGAGCCTCGTCTCAACACCGGAAATCTGCGTGGCTTTAGAAAGCGCATCATTGAGGTGGCGGCAGAGTTCTACCAGACTCAAAATGCCAGCATTGGTGGCGTAGAAGTTCCATTTAGAACATTTGATACAAACGTCCTTGATAGTGCTGTCGCTGAGTTCACTGGCTTAAAACGAGTTGGTCCGTTGCTCGGTTATGATTATGAAGGGTCTGTTACTGTAACGCAGACAGCGCCATTAAAGATGACGCTTCTATTCCTAGATTATCGCGTAAGCGTTCCAATGGGGCAATAAGATGGGTTTTAGTGTTCCAATCCTCTTAGCGGCTGCATCATCGGCGGTGAGTGCTGTCGGTGCTATTGCTGCGGGTGAATCGCAAAGACAGACTGCCTACGCACAGGCTCGTCAGTCAGAGTTACAGGCTAAGTCGGAAGCCCTGCGGTATCGTCAGCAAGGCGTAGAAGTAATGAACAAGACGTTGGCTACTGCGGCTACGATCCGGGCTCGTGCTGCGGCTGGTAGCGTCGATCCGTTTGGCGGCTCTGCATTAGCATTGACTCAGTATGCGTTCGGCCAAGGTCTTGAAGAAAAAATGATGACGGAAGATAACGCTACATTGTCCTTGCTTGGCGGTGAGATCAATGCGACTGAGATGCGCCGTCAGGGTGACGCTGCTGCACAGGCTGGCTATATTAAAGCGTTTGGAACATTGCTCTATGCTGGTTCTCAGATTGGACAGATTGGTGGACCTCCTACCGGAACAACACTTGGTAGCAGTTCATTGAACTTAAATAATGCACGATTTAAAAATCTTAACGGATATTAGGATTTAACATGGCCCTACTTCCTCGTTTTCAATCAAGCGGAATTGCGGTAGCGACACCGCAGGGTCAGTTCCGTGATGTCTCGGCACCGCTTGACCAGTTGTCTGCTCAGATGGACCGGATGACCGGCTTCTATATCCAAGAGGCAAAGGTTCAGGCTGTTGCAGAAGGCGAAAAGTATGGCGCTGATAAGGCTCCGACTAAAGAGCAAATTCAGCTTGCTGTATCTACTGGAACTCCATTGCAACCAGTCGGTGACAGCACAACCATATTCGGACGTTCCGCGCAAAAAGCATCTGCTGAAATTGCATCAACTTCGATTAGCTATGCTGCATTAGAAGAATTGAATAAAGTAAAAATGGATATGGAGTCTGGTGGCGTGTCGCCAAATGCTGGACTTCAAAAGATAAACGCAATGGTTAGCGGCTATTCATCTGCGTTGTCTGAAATTGATCCAACTGCTGCCAAGAAATTGGAAGCTGAATTAGCCTATCGCGGCAATGTAACTTATGTTGCTGCAACAAAGGCCGCTGCAAGTGCCGCTGCAAAACAAGCTAAAGATGTTGTAGAGGCAAAGTTAGCATCTGACTTTGATAATATAACTACTTTAATTCAAGCTGGCGAAAGTGTTGACCCTAAAACTGGTCAGGTTATTACACTTGATGAAATTAGAGCAATAAATAGAAAGAGTTTTATAGATCAAGCTGCCAAGGTTGGCGGTGCTTCATTTGCTATGACGGTTGGTAGTAAGTTTGATACTGCTTGGAAAAATGCGTCTAAAGCTACAATTTCATTCTGGGCTTCTGATCCAGATGGAAATAACGTGGATAGATTAAGGCAGTTAAGAACTGGACAAATTGAAGATAAGTCAATTGCTGCTTTGTGGAAAAGTTCAGATATTACTGAAAAAGATGCAATTTTTCAGGCTGCGATTGATCGTGCAAACAAAGCATACGATGTCGATAAGGCAGCTAAGGCAAAAGCAGATGCTAAAAATAAAGATAAATTAGCAGAACTTACTGACAATTTTTATTGGTATTTAAATAAAAATGATAAATCAAATATGGAG